ATGATATGGGCGCCAGAGCAAAAGTTCGCTGACGAAGTCATCGAAGAATGTGCTGCGTTTCCAAACGGCGACCATGACGACTTGGTAGATTCTACAACACAAGCCATCATGCGATTCAGACAAGGTGGACTAATTGGACACCCTGAAGATTACATAGATGAAAATAAACCCAAGCGTAAGAGGACGTACTATTAATGAAAAATTTTTTTGAGGCTTTTGTATATTTTGTAGAAAGCGGACTACCTGAGAAACTAGCAAAAGAATTAGCTGAGTCCGTAACAGGTATTAAAGCACCAACAGGCAAGATTAAAATACCTGAAACTAAAAGCCCTGAAGTATTCCAGATACCTAAAGCAGCAGACGATGTCCTCGAAGTTAGTGATAACGTGTCGCCAGGTTATGCACAGGGTGATACAAAATATAATGCAGATATCCTAGCTACAGGGTTGGCCGAGAAAAGAGGTTTTATTAAAGAAGGTCAAGATTCTACTGACATGGATTTTAAGAAGTATTCTGAATTATACAGCGAAGCGTATTCTTTTTTAACTAACCTAAATAGATTAAACAAACCTGTAAAGAGAACACCTAACGTAAAAAAATTAGCAACCAAAAAAGAAAGAGGCAGCCTTAATTTTATTAGTAGTAAAATATCAAACCCATTAAAATCTAATTTTGTTCTACAAGGTTTAGATGGTACAACAGAAAGTTTATATAGTACCTTTAGACGTGAAGGAGAGGCTATTAAAAAAGGTATGATTGAACAAATGGATCAAGCCCGAAAAAATAATATAGCGATTAGTAAAAAAGATTTAGATAATATTATTTACAATTTAAAAATATATAAACAAGTAACTGACAAAGTAAATCAGTTGGGTAATGATTTAATAGATGCAGGTAAAGAGCCAGAAAAAATTTATCAAAACTTTACATCTAATTTTTTAAACAGAGTAAGATCTGGCAACGAAGCTTTAGAAAAAGCTCTTGATGAAAAATATTTAGAAACTCAAAAGATAGAAAAATCTGTAGATGAATTATTAAAAAAATCAGAAGACGCTCTTAAAGAAATACAAAATATTCAATCAGGCAAAGCAACAATAAGTAATGAAATTAGAGTAAAAAATTTATATCAAGGTAAAGGTTACGGCCCTAACGAAGCCTTGTATAGATATTTAGCAAGATCGTTTTTAAGAGATGAGATTGAAGCAGGAACTATATCAGTTAAACCAGCTATTTATAACGCTATGAAAGAAGGTAATCATCCTTTCATCGATCCTATTAAAGTATTTAGACATCACTATGGTGATGATAAATTTGAAGTGTTAGGAAACTATATTGATCAACATGCTTTTGACACTTCAGGTATAAGGTACCCGAATCGATTTGAATTTAGAAAAATGGGACTTGTGCCTGTAAATAAAAATGCACCAGGCAATACCTATGAACACTACAGTCTACCTGGGGAGATAGACCAACAGATTGCAGATGTAGACAAGGTTATTGAAAGTATTCAAAAAGGAGATAATGCTTTTTTCAAAGGACCAGAAGGTATTAAAAGTCAAAACTCAAAAAGAGCCAATTTAGTTAAAATTAAAAATGAGATTACACCTAAATCTAAAATAGATTTAACTCAGTACACTAACGAAGATCTTAATAAGTTGGCTGAAGAGGGTAATATATTACAAAAAGAATTAGCTGAACTTGACGAAACAGGGTCGTCTAAAATTCCATATCAAGAGTATCAAGAAAAGTCTGCTAGACTTGACCAGATAAATGAAATTATAGAAGAAGCACAATTAATGCCAGAAGAATTTTTTGATCAACAAGCATCAGGTGAGATTATACCTTTCCCTAAAAAGAATGATAAAACTGATTTTGCAAGAGGAGGTATCGTTGAAGTACTTATTTAATCCAGCAACAGATAACTTTGAGTCTTTAGAACCTACGTTAAAAGATAGATTTGATTTAAAAGACCAAATGGCAGATGCATCTTCTGCAACTCAAATGGCTATTGATGAATCTTTAAAAGCATTTACAGCATATCAAAATGCGGGTGGTACAATGTCTTACAAAAAGTTCATAGCTTCAGGTAACGAAGGTGTAAGTAAATTTTTTAAAGACGGTGGTAGGGTAAATTTTAATTCAGGAACTGATGCTACATCTTTTATGTCTCCAAACATGAAATACAAACTTACAGGTGAAAGTGATGAATTTAGAATTCAACCACCATTAGGTATGGCAGTTCCGTTAGGTGGTTTATATTTAAAGAAAAAATTAGATGAAAGTAAAGGTAAAAAAATAAAACCATCGGATAAAGAACCAGAACCACCTCAACTACCACCAAGACTACCAATAGATCTTTTTGCTGATTTTATATTTGGTGAGGCATTAAAACAAAAGAAACCAAAAGTAAAAAATATTTCAACAAAACAACAAAAAGAACCCTTACCAAAAGATTTTACAGAGTTGTTAGACGACCAAAAGAAAGCAGCTATGAAGATAGCTGAAATGTATAGAGATAGAGAATTTAACAATCCTAATTTATACAAATTGTTTAAAGAATATACTTTAAAATTTCATAGTGGTAATTCAATAAGCGCAGCAAAAGATTTTCCATTTGTAAAAGAGTTAAATGAAAAATTACAACAGAGAGCCTCTGACCGTGGATTTAAAATTTCATTTGGTTATGGTCCTGGAAAAAGAACGCCTATTATAGAAGTTGATGATCAACCTTTTAGAGCTGATAGCCAGTTAACAGACTATATTCAAAAAAATCCAAATTATTTACAAGATAGAATTAAAAAATTAAAACAATTTGATAAGAAAGGTTTTTACACTCTAACTCAAATAGCAGAGATATTAGGTATATCAAACGATCCTTATGCCCACACTAGACTAATTAGATTTGTTAAACCATATAAAATTAGAACGGGAACTCCTTATTCAAACAAAGCTGTAAAATCTAAACCAGGAACGTATGCAAAATCCCCATTATATAATTTAGAAGATGTTGTTAGAAACATAGAAGCATTCTCAAAAAATAAACCAGACAAAGATAGAATTAGGTCAAACGCATCTAAATTAAGAAAAATTGCCTTAGCTAATTTTGATGAAGGTCTTTACGGTTTCACAAAAGATAGTATTACACAAACGACTGGTAAACAAAAACAAACATTTTTTAAAGACTTAGAAGAAGAACTAGAAACTAATGAAATTAGCGAATTATTAAATCACTCTATAAACTATAACATTGGTCACCAAGTTCCTGTGTCCTTTATGTCAGAGAAAGGTTTTCAACTACCCATAGCTACGATACCAGAGAACATGGATAAGCTATACGGTTTAAATACTTTAGTTTTTCAAGACGCAAAAATAAATTATGAATTAGGAAATATACAAGGAAAAGATACAACGTTAATGAAAACCATTAACGATTTCTTAGAAGACAATCAGGGTAAAACTGTAGACAAAGAATTATTTAAAACAATTAAAAAAATTAACGAAGAGTCAAAAAATGTGCAAAAATTTAAACAAGACAGAGTCAAAGAATTTTTAAACGAAGTCTATACTATAGGGAATAAAAAAGCCAAAAGACTTGTTCATGAGCCGTATCTTAAAGATCAAGACAAAACTATCGCTAAAGTTATTTTAGATCTTAAACCAGGAGATACAGTGGAATTAACATCTATAGATGTAGATATGTCTGATGTCCCTAATCGACTACGTTTTGGTAAAATTAATAATGTTAATTCTAAAGCAAACAAGATAAAAGATTTATCTAAAGAAGAGTTAACAAAGTACGAAAAAAATATATCTAGTCAGATAAAAGATTATTATAAATATGTTACCGGAGCTGCTGGTCTAGAAGGTGTTATAGAGGATGAAGAGTTTAACGAAGTTGCAGAAATAGAAAACATGATTAACGACAAGTTTGGATTTGGCACGGTGACAACTGCTGATAAGGCACCCGAACCAGACAAAAGCATACTGCGTGGATTGTTTGAAAGATTTACTAAAGAAAATATGGCAGAAGGTGGCCGTGTTGGTTTTCAAGATGGAACATCTAACCCGATCTTTGATCAAATTGTAGCTGCTTTAGATAACACAGATCTTATAGAAAATTTAGAACAAGAAAATAAAAGAACTCTCGAAGAACAGATTTTAGGAGAAGAAGGAGATAGAACTTTAATGCAGACACTTAATACTATGATTGATCCAAGAGCATTTCCATACTATGCACAGGAACTTGCATCAGGAGTGGCCAACATACCAGAACTTGCATTTAGATTTCCAGCAGCGCTTGCATATCTTTTTGGTAAAACTAGTCTTGCCACTACAACAGGTGATTTAAGTCAGATTGGTATGAAAGATGTACAAAAAGCAATGGAGATAATGGATCCAAAACTTACAAAAGCTGTAAAAGAAAAAATTGGTTTTAAAGACATGTTAGAGGAATCAAGAGAAAAAGCGACCGGACCTCAAAGAACTACAGGAGGCCTATTAGAGTTTGGAGCAGAAGCTGTTGGACCAGCAACACCTTTTTTCTTACTAAAAGCATTTCCTAAAATTGGAAAACAAATTAGAAATTTAGTAGGAACAGCTGCCTCTGCAGAAAAAGTCAACAAAGAAATAGAAACCAAAATGGCTACACAAGGTGTAGATCAAACACGAAGAGATATACTTTTAGCAGCAGGAGCAGGAGGAGCAGTAGCCATTCTTAAATATTTAGGATTAGATAAATTAATTAAAACAACCAAGGTTGCAAAAGCTGCACCAGAAATTATAACAAAAGGTGGTACGCCCAAATACTTCTTTGACTTTGTAAATTTAATTAAAACTAAAGGTGATGATGTAACCGACAAAGCTTCAACTATTGAGAGACAAAAAGTTTATGACTATGACGGATATACACTGTACGAAGATATTGGCTCAGGTAAGATTGCTATTAGAAAAGACACCTCTGGTGGAGCTAATTATTATGTCGGTGATGGTGAATATGAGACAATTGACGGTATTCTTTACAAAGAAGAGATAGTTTATGATCCACCTGAAACAATAGTAGGTAAAGATGGTAAAGCAAAAGAAGTTCCCGACATATATGAAGAAACCACTTTAAAACCAGACTATGATGGAAGTGACGGAGACGTGGAGGGTGGTTTGGAATCTATTAATGAAATATTAGAATTATTAGCTAAAGATGGTAATAAATATAGTTTAAAAGAATTAAAAGAAATGGGTATGAATCCAGAAGGACTTGGTCGAGATTTTTTAGAAAAAATTTTAAAAAACCCAGATGAAATTAAACTTCTCGATTCAGAAAAAGCTTTTAAAGATACCATAAATAAAGTTAAATATAAGATAGAAAAAGCTGAGGGCGGTATTATAGCAGGCGTTAGTTCTGGACCCCCACCTAAATCAGGGCCTACACCACACGGGTTGCCTTATGTGGCAAAAAATGTTAGACCAATTACGGAGCGTAAATAATGGCAGATATTGACAAGACTCTTTCAGAGTTGGGAACCTCTGTAAAAATAGAAGGACCCGACCAACAAGTTGAAATAGACAAAGCAGAAGAAGCGAACAAACCACCAGTTGAAATTAACCCAACTGATGATGGTGGTGTAGAATTAAATTTTGATCCAAGCAAAGTAAACATCGAAGGGCAACCAACGCACTTTGATAATTTAGCAGAATTATTACCTGATGATATTCTAGAACCAATCGGTTTAGAATTATTTCAAAACTATACAGATTACAAAGCATCTAGAAAAGATTGGGAAAAATCTTACACAGACGGTTTAGATCTTTTAGGATTTAAATACGAAAACAGAACGGAGCCCTTTCAAGGTGCTTCGGGTGCCACGCACCCTGTACTAGCAGAAGCAGTAACACAGTTTCAAGCTGGAGCTTACAAAGAATTATTACCAGCAGAAGGACCAATTAGAACACAGATTGTTGGTAACAGTGATCCACAAAAAGAAGCACAAGCGCAAAGAGTGAAAGAATACATGAACTACGAACTTATGGAAAAAATGTCTGAGTACGAGCCAGAGTTTGATCAAATGTTATTTCACTTACCACTAGCAGGATCTACATTTAAAAAAATTTATTACGATGATTTATTAGGTAGAGCTGTTTCTAAATTTGTACCGGCTGATGACTTAGTCGTACCATATTCTGCCACATCTTTAGATGATGCAGAAGCAATTATGCATGTTTTAAAAATGTCAGAAAACGATTTAAGAAAACAACAAGTAGGTGGTTTTTATTCTGATGTAGAATTAAACGCACCATCTATAATTAAAAATGAAGTTGAATCAAAAGAGAGAGAATTAGAAGGTACTAAAAAAACAGGCAGACCAGAAACAGTTTACACTTTGTTAGAATGTCATGTTAATTTAGATTTAGAAGGTTTCGAAGATAAGGACGCGAACGGAGAGTTTACAGGGATCAAGCTCCCATACATTGTAACTGTAGATGAAGGTTCGCGAAAAGTTCTTTCTATTAGAAGGAACTTTAATCCTGACGATCCAAGAAAAGCTAGAATACCATATTTTGTCCACTTTAAATTTCTGCCAGGACTAGGATTCTACGGATTTGGATTGATCCATATGATTGGCGGATTGAGCAGAACTGCAACCGTTGCTCTCCGTCAATTGTTGGATGCAGGCACATTATCAAACTTGCCAGCAGGATTTAAACAAAGAGGTGTAAGAGTTAGAGACGAAGCATCACCAATACAACCAGGTGAATTTAAAGATGTAGATGCACCAGGTGGTAATATTAGAGATTCATTTATGATGCTACCTTACAAAGAACCATCACCAACATTATTACAGTTGATGGGTATTGTAGTTCAAGCAGGACAAAGATTTGCTGCTATAGCCGACATGCAAGTTGGAGACGGTAATCAAGCTGCTGCAGTTGGAACTACAGTTGCACTTCTTGAAAGAGGTTCTCGTGTTATGTCTGCAATACACAAAAGATTATATACATCAATGAGATCAGAATTTAGATTATTGGCAGAATTATTTAAAACATATCTACCACCAGTTTATCCTTTTGATGTAGTGGGTGGCAGAAGAGAAGTTAAGCAAATGGATTTTGATGACAGAGTAGATATTCTACCTGTAGCAGATCCAAACATTTTTTCTATGTCGCAAAGAATTACAATTGCACAAACAGAATTACAACTTGCAACATCAAACCCTAAAATTCATAATCTGTACAATGCGTACAGAAAAATGTACGAAGCACTTGGTATAAAAGATATTGATAAAATTTTACCACCGCCAGCACCTGTTGCACCAAAAGATCCAGCGTTAGAACACATTGATGCACTTGCAGGCAAACCTTTTCAAGCTTTTAGAGGACAAGATCACAGAGCACACATGACTGCTCACTTAAATTTCATGGCAACCAACATGGTGAGAAATAATCCACCGGTTATGGCTGCAATAGAAAAAAATTGTTTAGAGCATATTAGTTTAATGGCCCAAGAACAGATAGAATTAGAGTTTGCAGACACAATTAAACAACTTCCACAGATGCAACAGATGGCACAACAGAATCCACAGGTACAAGGACAGCTACAAAAGATATCTATGGACATGGAAGCAAGAAAAGCAGTGTTAATTTCCGAGCTTATGGGTGATTTTATGGAAGAAGAGAAGAAAATTACATCACAATTTGACGCTGACCCACTTTTAAAACTAAAATCTAGAGAGGTTGACCTTCGTGCAATGGAAAATGAACGTAAAAAAGACGAAGGAGAGCAAAAAATGGACCTTGATAGAGCAAAATTACTTCAAGCAAGACAATTAACTGAAGATAAACTCGATCAAAACGAAAAATTAGCTAAATTAAGAGCAGGAGTAAGCCTTGCAAAGAGTGGAAATCAAGGTATAACTGCAATTAACCTTGAAGATTAATAAAAGGAACAAAAATATGATGAAATATAAAAAATCAAAAGAAGTTAAGATTCCAGAACAGAATGTTGAGGTAGATCCTAGATCTAAAACAACAGCTGATGGTGCTTTTAACGGAATTCCTACAGGAGATAAGGAAAAAGTTAGAGGAACTAAGAGAATGTTAGCTGAAAAGAAAAAAGAAGCTACTTGGTACTAATATGGCTTGGTTCAGTTTAGCGAAAATAGCTTTGCAGGCTGGAAGTAAAATTTATTCCAACCGTCAAAAGACAAAAATGGCGATGTCTGATGCACAATTGATGCATGCAGAGAAAATGGCTCGCGGTGAAGAGCAATACCAAGGCAAATTACTAGAAGCACGTCAAAACGACTATAAGGACGAATTTGTACTCGTTATAATTTCGGCGCCCATCATTGTGTTAATGTGGGCAGTAATGTCAGACGATCCGGCAGCTATGGAGAAGGTAAAACTATT